TCAGAATTTCCTATGAGTACAGTTTGGAACTCATGGCAAGATACATGGACAGGAAGACCTGTTGAAACAGAAAGAAGAAACGTAGGTACATATAGAAAAAGAGGTGGTCATGGTTGGAGAGTAATGGCAAAAGAAGAAGTCACTACATCTCAACAGGTATCACAAACAAGAACAGGTATTAGAGCAGTTGCTGTACCTGAAACAGTAAGAACATCTATTGGTGATAGAGTTGTTTCAGTTGCATTTGTTCCTTTTATTAGAAGTAGAACATTAACATTTTCTGCAACAAGATTAAAACCTAATACTAGAGTTTATCCTTTCTTTGATAACATTGATGTTACTGCTTATGTAACACCAAATGGTGGTTCATTAGGTGGTAATTTAGTAACAGACGCTAATGGTGCTGTAACAGGTACGTTTGCAATACCTGATCCTAAAGTAAATGCTAATCCTAGATGGAGAACAGGTCAAAGATTATTCAGATTAACAAGTTCATCAACAAACAGTTTAACAAACGCAAACGTAGAAACAGCTGCAAACGTTGAATATGTTGCAAGAGGTTTATTAGAAACTGTAAGAGAAACTATCTTATCAAGTAGAGAAGCAAGAGTAGAGATGAGATCGGTTACTGAAAATCAAACTATTACAAGAACATCTACAAGAACGGAAGAAAGACAAGTTGGTTACCATGATCCACTTGCTCAAACTTTCTTAATTGATGATGAAGGTGGTGTATTCTTAACATCTATAGATATATTCTTTAGTACAAAAGACGCTGCAATACCAGTAACAGTTCAAGTAAGAGATGTTGTAAATGGTTATCCAGGTCAAAAGATATTACCGTTTTCAGAAAAGACATTATTACCTGCAGCTGTAAATACAAGTACAGATGGTTCATCTGCTACAACATTTACATTTGATAGTCCTGTTTATATACAAAATAACGTAGAACATTGTTTTGTCGTTATGGCAAACTCACAAGATTACAATGCTTATGTAGCAAGAATAGGTGAAACATCATTAGACTCAAATAGAACAATATCTGCTCAACCATACGCTGGTGTATTATTTAAATCTCAAAACGGTATGACATGGTCTGCTGAACAAAATGAAGATATGAAATTCAAATTAAGAAGAGCAGAATTTAGTAATGTTACAGGTACAGTTACATTAACTAACGATACATTAGGTACAAGAACACTTAAAACTAATCCTTTAAGAACAACAAATGGTTCTAAATTAATTAGAGTATTCCACCCTAATCACGGTATGTATGGTACAAGTAATACAGTAACTATTGCTGGTGTAGCAACAGGAACATATAATGGTCTTGCACACGATAAAATTAATGGCACATATACAAGTATTTCAAATGTAACTTTAGATAGTTATGATGTTACATCTACAAGTTCATCAAACGCTACTGCTACAGGTGATGTTGGTGGTTCTACCGTAACTGCAACACAAAACAGAGCATTTGATGTATTAAACTTGGGTGGTATTCAAACTATGACAGTACCTAACACAAACATAGATTTCTTTGTAAGAACAACATCAGGTAAATCAATACATGGATCAGAAACAGCATTTACAACAACTACACTTGCAAACAAACTTGCTGTAGTTAATAATGACAACTTATTCTTTACGGCACCTCAATTAGTTGCAAGTGAAATTAATGAGTCAGGCGATAGTACATTAGGTGTAGCTGCAAAAGGTACAGGTAAATCATTATATACAATTTTAGAATTATCAACTACTAATACAAAACAATCACCTGTATTAGATACTCAAAGAATGAGTGCATTTACAATTTCTAACAGATTAAATAGTCCTTCATCTAGTAACACACCTAATTTTGTTGCTGATACAGCAAGTACAGGATCAAGTTCGGCTGCTGTGTATTGTACTAAAGCAGTTCAATTAGAAAACAACTCAAAAGCATTAGACATTAGATTAACTGCAAATATAAGAGCAGAATCTGAAGTAGAGATGTATTTTAGAACATCAGGACCAGATGATGATAGACAGATAGAAGATTTAAGTTGGACACCTTTTAATTCAGATGGTAGTCCAGACGTATCTGTAGTACCTGCTGAAGATGATACTACATTTAAAGAAATTAAATTTACGGCAAGTGATATTAACGACTTTACATCATTTCAATTAAAAATAGTTATGAAAGGAACCAATTCTGCATATCCACCAGTATTAAGAGATATGAGAGGAATTGCGTTAGCAGTATAATGGCTAGAATTAGAGTAGAAAACCATACAAATTTAGTAAGGGATACAAACTCTAACGCAATTGTAAATGTTAATAAGTCTGAATATCAACTTTACATGAAAAGAGTAAAAGCAAGAGATTCTCAAAGTGATGAATTAAGAGGTGCAATAAGAGAGATAAATACTTTAAAACAAGACTTTTTTGAAATTAAAAAGTTATTAAAAGAGGTACTTAAAAAATAATGGCTGCAAGACAAATAACAGCAACGCAAACTTTAGAAGAATTTAGAACCGAGTTTAATGCTCTGTCTGCTACTGACTTTGGTGATATTGCTACACTTAATGCTGGCATTTCTGCAACGTCTGTAATAGGCGCTGTTAATGAATTATATTCTTCTATCGCAGGAAGTTTAGCATTCACTATTTCAGATGGTTCAAATACACAATCTGTTTCAAATACTCAAACTATCACATTTGCAGGTACGGCTAATCAATTAACGCCTACAGTATCAGCAACAGATACAGTTACATATGCATTAACAAGTGATGTTACCATAGCAGGTAACTTTACGGCTAGTGGTACAGGTACTCATACTTTAGGTCAAATATCGTTTGCAAGTAGCACAATTGCAAGTTCAGGTGCTACTGTAACAGTAGATGATAACTTATCACTTTCAGCAGGCAAAACATTAACAGCAGATAATATATCAAGTTCATTAGGATATGTTGACTTTGGCGCTAAACATGTAGTAACTAGTGGGTATTTGTACTCATCAGCTGCTCCAGGTTCACCTGCTATTGTATTTGAAGGAAATACTCAAAACGATTTTGAAACTATAATAACAGCTGTAGAGCCAACAGCAGATAGAACAATAACAGTACCTAATGAAACAGGAACACTAGTAACTACTGGTAGTTCAGCAGTAGTGACAGGTACAATGATCGGTGCAGATACAGTCGCAGAAGCCAATATGGCCAATGACGCTATCGGGCAAGATCAATTAAAAAGTGTAGTAACCTTGCAGATTTTAAACTCAGGTGGAACAGTAGTTAAAACTTTGTTTGGTGCAGGCGCTTAAAACATATAAATAGAAGAAAGGTACTTTGAAATAAAAGGTATCAGAAAAAATAAATGAGGAAATTATGGCAGTAGTAAAACCTTTATTCGTAGATTCAGGAAATCTAAAAGAGATGGACTCAACAAAGGTCGCAGAAATTGTTGACCAATGTGTGTACCAATACTCATTGAGTCCTAGTGTTGCATTATCAGTAGTTTCATCTAGTGGAACACTTTCAGCAATTAATGACACTAGAAAATCTGCTGGTGCTCAATCAACGAGTGCAAGTTCATTTCCAAGTGAAGGAACAACACAGGAACCACAAACAGTAACAGTAACTTACGACAAAGTAAGTGAAACTAGAACAGCAGGATCACCGACATCTGATACTGGTAAAACTTGGCCTGTTTATTACAACTCATCTGGTCAAATACAAGCAATGAGTTTAACGGATGTAAAAGATACATTTTTACATCCTGCAATAGATTTATTACAATCAGGTTCAACAGGAACACAACAAGGTGGTACTTATCACGTTTCAACAAGTACATCTGTTTCTGGATCATCATTAGTATCATCAACAGCAATCTTTACAGATACAAGAGCAGATACAGGTGCTTATTCAGCAGGTTCAATTCCTGAAACACAAGATCAACCAACAACTATTACAAACTACTATCTACATAAAATTACTGGTTCTCAAATTACATATACTGAACCATACTTTTTAGATGGTTCTAATAACATCAAAGAATTTACAACGGCTGCATTTGATTCACTATTACAAGAGTGGATGCAATACACAGCAGTATCATCTGGTGATGGTTATTCTTTAAGTTACAATATTGGTTCTTCTGGTTCTGGTAATACAAGAGGTTCTGGTATGGCAGATACTATTTTAAATGGTTCTGGTAACTATCAAACAAGACAAGTAAATAATGATGACTATAGAGCACAGGAGTTTCCTAATGGTTCGGCAACAACTGCAGCTACATACTACTTACGAATACACAAATCATAATAGATAATTATTTCTATTATAAATTATATTATGGATATATTATTAACAGGTAGTGAAGGCTTCATAGGTCAACACTTAAATAAATTCTTAAACGAACAAGGTCACAAAGTAATTTGCATAGACAAAGAGTCTGGCAATGATTTACTTTCCTGCGACTTAAAATATTCTGTAGATTTAGTTATACATCTTGCTGGTTTATCTGGCGTTAGAGATAGTCTAGGTAGACCAACAGAATATTGGGAACAAAATGTAATTGCAGGTCAAAGACTGTTTCAATATTTCAAAGACACAAGAATCTTATACGCAAGTTCATCAACAGCACACGAGCCATGGAAAAATCCATATGCCATGAGTAAGTATAGCCTTGAACAGATTGCACCACCTAATAGTGTAGGTATGAGATTTACAACTGTATATGGACCCAATGCTAGAGAAAGTATGTTAATACCAAGGATATTACGAAATGATGTTCCTTTCATTAACACAAATCATAGTAGGGACTTTATACATGTTGATGATTTAGTGAGAGCGATAGATAGTTTGATTAAGTCAAACGTTAAGGGTATTACAGATATAGGTTCTGGTACTACAAACAATCTTATAGAGTTAATAGAATACTTTGGTATAGATTGTGAAAGAGTTGTGGGAGAACACACCGAAAGACTAGATAACCTTGCTGATAATACCCTACTAAATAATATTGGTTGGACACCACAAGTTAATTTATATGAATACATAAAGGAGAATCGTAATGATAACTGAAGAATATCTAAAAGATCATTTTGTCAATGCATACTTCATTGACCAAGAAAGAAAAAACATAGAAGTATTAACAACTAACGAAGATAAGAGTAAAGTATTTACCACAATTATACCTTACGAAGAAGGTCATCATCAATGGGTAGCACTTCAAACTAAAATGAATATTGATCAATTGCATGAGGCAACTTATCAAAGAAACAAACTTGAACAAGAGCAGTTTGAAAAATCTGTTATGAGAATTGCTGAAAAAGAAGGTCTTATATTTGAGTTTGAAAACAAAAAACTTGATACTAAATTTTATCCTAAAATCTTAACTGCATTATTTGAAGACAATGATAATGTTGATCAAATCTTTGCATTGAAATTAGCATGTTTTGAAACTAAAGAGATTAATGACTCATCTAACAATGAGGGTAAGAAAAAGTTAAGACAGGCAAAAACTAAAATACAAGTATTAAAGGCTGCAATTGACATCATTGAGGGTTAAATGCAAATATTTGAGGCTTTTAATTTTCGTCATCAAACAAGATTTTTTGACCATGAGAAAATTCCCTCTAAAGAGTTTATTGAAAATATCTTATATAAAACACATGAGCTTGTTCCATCAAAACAAAATCTCATGCCTTATGCTGTTAAGATATTAGGTCCCGAACATACAGAAATCAAAATGGATATGTATGAATTGGCTTCTGAGGTTGAATATCCTGATCTTAATTTAAGAAATAAATACCGATTAGATAAGATTAAGAGTTATGAGCATAATAATATTCCTTATAATAATCGTTTCGCTAAAGGCAACTCTCAACTTTTTGCACCTTATATTTTATTGTTAATACCTAGAAAACCTGTAGAAAATACAAAACTTGCTAAAACATATAAAAAACGTGGTTTAGCTTATGCTGATGGTATTAGATTAAAAAAAAATCTTTCTAATGTAGAAATTGGTATGTTTAGTGTTATATTAAGTTATGTTGCTATTGAAGAAGGCTTAAGTACAAGTTATACTTCATGTCTTAATTCAAGCAAATTAATTGAAAAATATGAATGGTTAAAAAAAGAATTAAATTCACCTACTCTTGCTTTAAGTTTAGGATACAAAAGATCAAATGTGAATAGTGATAATCACCTAAAACGTATAAATCGTAATCTAATATCAGGTTTAAAAAAACCAGAGAAAAAACAAACTTTTGAGTGGATATGAAAACACTAATATTATTAATTGATTTTTATGGTCATCCTGCTTTGACTACAGATAGATATAATGATAATATAAGATATTCAGCATTAACTGAAATAATATCGTCAAGTTTTATTGATAAGACAAATTGTGCAATTTTTTCAACATCAATACCTCAAAATGATGAAAGATTATTAGAGCTTAAAAAGATGGCAACATTAAAAGGTTTTCCGTTTGTGACACCTATTCCTGGAACTAATAGTGTTCCTTGGGATGAAATATATTCTATAGATTACATAAAATCAAAACTTAAAGATTTTATTAATATTGATAAAACAGATACACAAATAATTGTAACAGGCACAAATACTTCAGGTTGCGTATATAAAAGTAAATCTATTGGTGCATATCATTGGTCAAAAGCAGGTTTTAAAACTAAAATATATTTACCTATGACTATTGAATATGAACAAAAAGGTATCAATGACCTTGAAAGAAATATAAATGGTTTTGCAACACTATATAATGAAATCAAAAAAGATAAATGTTTTGATATAGATATTGTTAAAAACTTTAACGATTTAAAATTACCTGTCTAAAAAGTATTCAGAATACCAACCAGTCCAACCCTTTTCTTGTAGATGATGCATTTGACCTAAAGTACATACGCTAAATTGAGGTGGTTGTTTATATAGATAATCTTTAATTGAAGGACAAACTTTATCATAAGTTTTATAATCAATAAATTTATAATACCATTCATCACTACCTTTTGTAAATCTTTTTATAAAGGCTTCATCTGTTGTTTTAAATCTATCCCATATATGAGATACATCACCAGTCCATGATACTATAGATGAGTTTAAAGGTGTATGAGCAGGTTCTCTCCACCATGTATCATCCAATAGTGTAAAATCTTTTCTTATAAGATCAGGTAATTTATCATAGATAACTAAATCTAAATCAAAGTATAGATTTTCACCATCTCTAAATCTATCATACATTTGAAACTTGTTAAACCAATTGCCATATAGATCATCTTCTATAACTTCAAAACTATCGTATTTTAGACCAGAGTATTCGTCTATCATATGTTTTAAGTTATCAACATGCCATTGACTAAACTTATCACCAAATCTACAACAAATTATTCTCATTTAATTTCGTATATATTAATTTCACGTGGAAGATGTGACATGGTATAAAAAACAGCTTTGTCTGGTAACTCATGTACATTACCATAAGGGTCAGTTGCTTTATCTGATTTAGATATATCAACTATAGAACATTGTCTATATTTCCGACCTCTTACATCTCGTTCTTCGCCTCTATCTTTTAAGGAAAGATTATGCCCATTAGCTGCACCTATTACTAGTTCGTTATCATCTGATTCATTTCTAGGTCTTCCTTCTTGCGAATAACCTATACCTACACCGTATAACATCTTTTTCTTTTTATGTATGTGTATATCTTCATATAGACCCATTCTGCGTTCCCAATTAAAATCACAATCAGGTCCTTGACTATTATTCTTATTACAACCAGTTGCATAACCTAATTCAACAGCTGCTCTCATAACTAATCCTAACGCAGTACCTACTGCAACTAATCCATTTTCCCATCTAGCTGGATGATCTGTTGGAGTAACAGAACCCTCATTTAAATAATTTCTACTTGTTGGTGGGTGTTTCATAACAAATAACATAAACATATTAGCGTTCATTTGAGGATTACGCCACGTTGCAGGTGGTTTACCTGAATGAGTATATCCCCACGACCACTTATAAAGTTCTTCTATTACTTTTCTATCTGTTGAATAATGAATATCATAATATGCTTCATGTTGTTTTGATGGTGCATTTTGAGCTATCCACAAAAGATAATCAACATGCTCTTTAGGCATAGTTTTTGAGTAGTCCCAATTTCTTTGACACTTTTGAATTTTTTTTATATATTCTTTTTCTTGTTCTATATTAGCTATTGTTTGGATAGGAGCCGTCATAATATTCCTTCAGTTCTGGGAATGTATCAAATAAATGTGATTCCCATTTTGTTCCTTCATATGCTTTATCCTGTTGTAACATATAATTTAATGTATCCTGAAAATCATTGTCTGGTTCTTCAGGCATTCGTAGTGCAGCTTGAATATCAGGCCAACCCTCATACTTTGGTATAAGTTGATCTTTTAATTTTTTAGGTAAGTTATTTACTCTTAATGATTTAGGTCTTTCAATCATCAACCAACCAGCACTTCTTATACCAGGATTCTTAGCACAATATTTAATTACTTCATCAAAACGTAATACACTAAAACAAGTAACAACAGAATTTACATCAACATATGCTTTACCTTTGTACTTGTCAGCATTTAATAAATCAATATTTTCTTCTATTTCTTTCCAGTTTGATCTTCTTCTTAAATACTCAGCGTTTTCATTAATACCATCAATAGAGGCAGTAAATGAAACTTGTTTAAACTGTGGTATAAAGTCAATAAATTTATGTTTGCCTTCGCCTAGTTTTGTAAGATTAGTTTGAAACTTAACTGTTATATAAGGTGCGTGACCTGTCTTAACTATTTCAGTTAAAAAATCAAAATACTTTTTCATTATGAGTGGCTCACCACCTATAATTTTTATACTATTAAGATAAGGTGCAAGTTCTTTTATTTGATCTACAACTGATTTTCTATCTATCTTGTTTAGATTATCTTCAACAAGTTTAATTTTACGTTTAGTATTTTTCATTGTGCCAAACATTTTTTCACTATAAACACCATGTTTATCCATCATATCAATACGCATAGATGAGCTATCATGGTTACACATATGACAATCTAAATTACATTCAATACCAAAAGACTTCAATTGTATTTGCATTATTCTTTCGTCAAATGTCCATTGACCTGACTGCTCATACATTCTAACGTTTCTTTCGATTCTATCCCAACGTTCTTTACTATTTGACTCTCGCCACATGTGGTGTGTTCTACGAGATTTACCATATCTTGTTTCATCTTTAACACATCTTATACAATGTTCATTAATTGCTTTAGTACCATGTTTTGCAGGATCTAACATTTCTTTTCTTAAATTTTTTAGATAATCACTATCTTCCATCCATGTTTTTATAGGTGTATTGTTTATAGTATGTTTATCACTTTTACCTGCAAGACAACATGCCTTATAAGAACCATCTAGTTCTATAAACATTTCAGCAAAAGGATGAACACAGAACCAACTTCTTTTATCTTTTGCTCTATTCATAATAGAGTTTTTGTCTTGTTTTCTTTCTTTACCAGTTTCAGATAAACTTTTAAACCAGTCTGAAGTATCTACATTGCCAGGCATACTGTTTGTAACAGCTGCCATTTTTTTATCTTTAAATATCTTTTCCATTTCTTGGTCCCAAATAGTGTATTATTTTTATATTTTCGTGTGAGTCACCTAGTATCATATAATCTGTATTAAACTTTTTAGCATACATTTTATTTAGTTCTACGTTTTGTCTATCTTCATTTGTATATTTTACAACCCACTCACCTGGCAGATACTTAATATTTGCTTTATGTTCATCTAGTTTCCAATAGACATAGTTTTGTTCGCCGTAATATTTGTAATGAACATCACCTTTATTATAGTAGTGTAATTGCCAGTATTCTGGATTTAATGAGAAGTCGTCCCATATATAATTAAAACTACCTGACTTAAACTTATAAAAACCACCATTAATAGGTATTATAACTCTATCAGCAAATTTATTTGTTTTAACATTCCACCAACTATCATATGTAAGTAACTCTCCTTCTTCTACAGAATAGTTTAATATCTCATCAACATTACCTACAATCTGTTGATCAATATCCATAATAATTATATCATCACCAGGATTTTGATATGCAAATTGATTACTAAAAAACTTTAATTTATGCCAATGTTTTTTAATGTTACTATGATAGTTATAAGGTAAAACAACATCAGCATCCACACCTCTATCTGCAAGACAAATAAATTCAAAAGGTACAGTACTATTTTCTTTTAGCGATCTGTATAATTTTGAAACTGCATTAGGGTGATATAGACCCTCAAAATATACCGTACATATTTTAAGCATTATTATATGCTCTCCAAACAACATCAAATTTTTTATTGATAGCATGACATAGCACAACTGATTTAGGTACAAAACCTTGATCAGAAAAGAAGTAATGCCATTTTTGATTTAACCATTGTATTGGTACATCATTTTCTGCTATCTTAACTGCAAACAATGTTTCATTATCCCAACCAAAAAAGTCTGTAATCTTTTTAGGATATATATCATGGCCTTTAGTTAGTCTGCTCATTTCTGTCATATCAGAATCAAAGTTATCAAAATATTTTAGTTTCTGTATATGTTCTTTACTTGCACCAATAATACCTGTATTTACTACATGATGTTTAGGATTTAAACCTCTATCTAATAACATTGCTTGAGCATTATAATACTTTGCTGTCGGACTACGAATAGTTTGTGATCTTTCAGTTACATCATCCATAGGAATAACTTTATGTGTATTGTGTTGTATCCCAATACCTTTTGATAAATCCCATGCCTCAAAGAAGTTTTCAGCATGCATAGGTACTACATCAAAATCTAAATAAAGCACTTCATCATATTGTTTAGCAAGTTCGCAAAATAAATGTATCTTATAAAAATTTACTACATTATATGCTGTAATATATGGATACTTTCTTTGCATATTTTCTTTGTATAAGATAAAATCTACATCATACTCAAACATTTTAAAATCTACGCCCAATTGTTTTGCATACCATTTTTTACAAGCTACTAACTTTGTATAGTTTTCTTTAAAGGCGTCCTTTGTGACATAATTTATAGGTACAGATTTATTTGGTATCAATATATTCTTATCAAATATATCAAGTTCATCTTTTGGTATATCAATGTAAAAACTATATATTACTCTTTTCATATTTACCTACTATCAAGTATCTACTTCCTCTTTCATCTGTAACTTCATTTTCGCTTAAAACTTTTGCTGTATCAGGTAGTTGTTTCTTAAATTCCTCTATATTATTTACACAATTAACATGACCTTTTATATCAAACATATTATTTGAGGTGTAAGCAAAATAAGCGTTTGTATTTAAATTTAATTCTTTCATTGGTCGCATATGCTCACAAGAAGTATTAATAATTAAATCGCACCACTTTATTCTTTTAGCAGTAGGTGCCCAATTAAATACATCATCAATAACATAATCTAAATTTACATTTTTGTAATGACTAAACAATCTATTTTTTGATATTCTCATAACTACATCATCTGTATCAATCAATGTAATTCTTCTAGCTTCTTTAAACATTGGTATCAATATACTACCATACCAACAACCAAAGATAACTATATCAGATTTAGAATTAATATCAACATGATTGTGTATCATATCTTCTAATTTTTGTTTAGTCTTAAACTGATTAGGACTATACGAGTCTAACAAATCGGTATTGTGTCTGCCTTCTTTGATTATGTTTTTAAAGAGTTGTAGATCAATCATTATAACTTATATTCAGGAACCGTTTCTGTATTATTAAAGTCATAGTATCCATATGCCCAATATTTTTCTCTACAAGGCCAACATCTTTTACAAGGTTCTGCACCAGGTTTTGTATAAGACAAATTAAAATCTCTAGTCATATTTTTATACACAAAGATTTCTGTTTCGCAAGTTTCAGTTACAGGAAATAAAGTTTTGTCTAAACCAAGTTCTTTTACTAAACCTGCAACTTCTTTTTTATTCATATTACGAAATGGTCTTATTTCATATTTGTGAGTATCATAATAAAAAAGTTTTCCGTCAATCATTTTCTTTTCTCTTTTTGATACTAGATTCCTTTTGAAGTTTCTATCATTAGGAAAACCACTAAAGCTATCTGTAATTATATTAGGCTGTTCTTCTATAGGTGGGTTTAGAGTTTCACCAGACATATATACGTTTAGTTCAGGATATTTTTTAAATATATCTTCGTACCATTGTTGTTGAAATACATCTTTAGGATTATATTTTTTTCCTGTCTTTTCAAATTCTTCTATCATCTCTTTAGTTTTTTTCCAATTAGATGTATCAAAAAATGCTACTTCAGCTTCTAACAATGTGCTATCAGGTAATAGTTCTCTTAATTTACTTTCAACATTTAATACTGCGTCCATAGCTGCAGGTCTTAACTTATTAAACATTGTAACAGGTAATAATTTCTTATTAGGGTATTTACTCATCATAAGATAGGTCATAAATGCAGAGTCAATACCTCCACTTATTCTCATACCTATCAATTCTTGTTTTTGTATAATCTCATCCATTTCAGGAGTGATTACTTGATTTACTACTTTTTCTATATTCATTTTAAATTTCCTCCATTTCAGGTTTTACATATCACCTTATCATTAATTATTAATATATCTAAGGCCGTTCTATTAAAAGTATTTATCGCTTGTTTAGGACTCTCTACTATAGGTTCTCTACAATTAAAACTAGTATTCAATAACATTGGTATGCCTGTTATCTTATAAAACTCATTAATAATATTGTAAAACTTTTCATTAAATTGTTTATTGACCGTTTGTATTCTTGCTGTATTATCAACGTGAGTAATGCCAGGCACCTTATCTGTTTTAACTTTACATATTCTACTCATATAAGGACTAGGTAATCTTGTATCAAAGTATTCTTTGTAGTGTTCTTCTAATACAGCAGGTGCAAATGGTCTAAAGTCTTCTCTCATCTTTATTGTATGATTGATAATATCTTTTATATCAGGATTACGTGGGTCTGCAAGTATTGATCTATTACCTAAAGCACGATTACCACTTTCAGATTTACCTTGAAACCACCCGACTATCTTACCATCAGCAATTTCTTGTGCAATTTTTTTATAGTCAGCGTCTTCACCTACATTATGTTCGTATTCTATACCAGCAAATGTTTCTGATTTATGTATATTATTATTGATAACACAATCGGCATGCATATACGTACCTACTGCTTGACCTTCATCACCTACAGCAGGTGGTACAAATACATTCTCATAATGTTTTGTAAATTCTTCATTCATATAACCATTGTAAGCAACACCACCTGCAATACATAAGTTATCACAACTCTTTAACGGATAGACAAATTCTTTTATTTTATCTATTGTAAATTTTTGTAGTGTATGTGCTAAATCATCTATGTTATCTATCTTAATATGTTGAAAATGTTTTTGTTTCTTTTCAGTAATAGGACCATCAAGTATAGTTTCAAATATATTGTAATAGTATTCACTATATTTACCATACCCAACTTTACCCATTAACTTACTAGCACCTAGTGTGCCAAAACCTGTTAAGTTAGACATATGATTCCATAACCAACCGATAGGTAACTTATCTGATAGATCAATTAAGTTTTCATCTTTATCAAAGAAGACACATCTATATTTTGAACCTATACCATCAATCGCAAGTATATCAGATTTTTCATAACCTGAATTAAGAAAAGCATATGCGGCGTGTGATTGATGATGATCTATAAAATAAATGCCATTTTTATAATAATGATCCCATAGTTTCTTTGGTTCATAATCAAATACATCTTGTGGTAACATATCTCTACACATTCTAATACCACCATACGTATATGTAAATGCTAATACGTCATCTGTTTTTTTCCAATACTCTTTTACAAACTCGTCATTTAATCTATAGTCGCCAGGGTTTAATATATCTGATTGATGGTCATATGCCTCAGCATGATAAGGTAGATTATGTTTAAATCTAGTAAATCTTTCTCTTTGATTATGAAAGACACCATCATATGTATTGTGGTCGTGTAGATTTAATGCAACTGCAAATATTTTATGCATTTAATAACCTCGCATATTTTCTCATAGGAAAATGACCTTGAGGTTCAACCCATTCCATACATGTTTTACAATAATTCTCATATTTAAATAATCTAAAATTCATCATCTTGTCTATATTTTCTTGTGTAATCTCAAAGTTCTTTGAAACAATAGAATTGTTAGCAAACTTTTTACTACAATGTACTATATGCCTTTTCTCAAAATCAATAACAGGTACCATAGGAAAGGCTGCACACATCTTACGATCTATTTCAGCTGCTTGAGTATGTACTTCTAATATATCATCTTTGTTAGGTGTTCTACCATTAAATGATTTCCACATTGTATTCTTGTGATCTAACTGTTTCATTTCTTCAGGAAACAGATGTTTATATTTAAAAAAGTTAGGTGTCTTTACACATAGATTGAAATTATTATAATCATTTTCTTTTATGAAACCATAAGGTGGTAGTAAATCTAAACTACCAAGTTTTTTGATACCGTCTTCGTAAAAATCTAATATGTTATGTTCAACATAAAGTATTTCAGGATCTTTTAGTATATGTGGATATCTTTTACGTACAAAAGAGTTTGATAGTACCGAACACACATGATTAGGATTCTTTTTAACTTCAGCAATCACATCATCTAAATTTTTTATTAGACCAGGTTCACCACCTAGTAAACAAACACGTATTTTATAATTTCTTAAATAGTGTAATGTTTGTTTTAAGAAATCCATATCAACTGTTAAGTTTCTCATCTCTAAAGTATAAGATGTACAATAATGACAATCTTTATTACATGACATTGACATAAAGAAGTCTATGGCTAAATAATTTTCTTGTATTTCAGATAGTGTTTTCATAAAACTTATTAAATGCTATTTTTAACTTTCTTTTATTTTTAAATGGTTCTTCTTCTAAATAACCTGGTGTTTGATATATCTTCTCTACAATATAATCATAGATAGGTTCAGTAGTTTCATTTAAAAGATTTTTATCAAACAGATCATCGCCTAATATCTTTTTCATATCTTCTACAAATTGATCTTTCTTATGTTCTAATGTAATGATAATTGTATTAATAATTTTATTTACTTCTTGTTTAGTCATCCATGGGTGTATAGGTAAAGACAATATAGTATCACAAACTATTTTGCTTATAAACATATCATCTGCTCTATGTTCTATTTCTCTATACATTTTGTTTTCAGATAAAGGTAGATCATAATGTACTTTTGCGTCTAATACTTTTTTAAGATTATCTCTAACTTTTTTATTCTGTAATCTGATTACATATTTGTGATAGTTATGATCTAAACCGTTTGTTGTAGGTTGTATTGTAACATATTCTTGTAATTGTTCATCATACATTTTAGCAATTTCTTGTCTTTTAGATTGCCATTCTTTCATCTTATTTAATCTAAAATTAATAAACTCAGCATTTATTAATAACATTTTAGAGTTATAACCTAACATCTCACGCTCACCATGTTTTCTTAACTTCTTAAACATCTCTGCTTTTTCTTTGTCATCTGTACAGATAGCGCCGCCACCTGCAATCCCAGCAACAACTTTGTTTGCATTGAAACTTAATGTTGATATGTCACCTATTGATCCTGCCTTAACACCATTTAGACTTGCACCTAATGATTGAGCTGCGTCTTCAATAAATGCAATATTCTTTTCTTTACAAAATTCTAATATCTCTTTTGTATCTGACATGTTACCAAATAGATGTGGATAAACAATTGCTCTTACTTTGTCTGAATACATACGTTTAATACTATCTAACGACATATGATAAGACAGCACTTCAATCTCACAAAATACAGGTGTTGCACCGACCATAGATACACAAGACGCTGTAGATATCCATGAGAATTGTGGTACTAATACCTCATCACCTTTTCTTATGCCTAAACTTCTTAAAGCAAAATGTAATGCGTCTGTGCCGTTACTACATGCAACAACATATTTTCTGCCTGTGAGTAATTTAAGTTTGTCTTCTAAAAACTCAACGTTTGCTTCTTGTTCTTTTTGCATTGACTTTTCAAAAAGTTGTAGATAATCAACTTTGTTTTCTCTAAAATCTCTATCCCAACCTGTCATATATAAACCTCGCTAGTTTTTCTTGTCCTTGTTTATTAGGGTGTAAATCTAAACTTGATATTCTGTCTGTATTTGATTCTATTGCCTTTTCACTTATATTAAAACCCATCAATCTTTTATCTGTAGGCCAACCTATAAAGTTATTATTAATAATTTCGTAGTATGGACTATTATGTATTTGTGCCAAGTATTTCTTTTCTTGTGTTTCTTTCCAATGTTTTTCTTCTTTTGTAAGATCAGCAGCCTTGTTTAATATAGGTACTTGTTTAGTTTCATCTTCTGGCCAGTCTTTTGTTCTTCTTCTAATTAGTTCTTGCCATAGATAACCTTTAAACAAGTCTATCATTTGAAACTGTTTATAAGGTAATTTTAAATTTTCACAAACCATCTGAAGACTATAATAATATCTTAATGATCTATCTATCCAGTAATACATACAACCTTTTGAATCATACATATCATTTGTCCATTTAATCTTTTGAATCATATCATTCTCATTATACGTCCATTTTCTATTTTTTAAATATAAACTTTCTATCTGATAGTCACGTCTAGGTGCTGTACTCCAAGCTGCGATAACTAAACCTATTTTAGAGTGATCAATAGTTTGTAATTTATCAATTATATTACTATAGATATATTCTTGTCCTGCACCCGACTCACTTAAATTTACAAGTTGCATATCTAACTTTTCAGCAAGTAATTGTGGCCATTTAGGCCAACTAACATCTAAATCTGGATGATGTACTGATCTAAATCTATCGTTTGAATAACTACAACCACCAACTAATAATATTTTTTTCATTAATTTTATTTTTGGTTTCCTCCAGTTGATGGTACACCATCTATTTCTTCTATTTTTGTTCTATCTCTACCTGTTCTTTTTTTACAATGAGTAATACAGACAGGTACGACTTTATCAATATTTTTTTCTGCTAAATCTTTTGCAAACTGTTGCCATTCTTTTGTTAATAATATTTCTTCAATACTATTATAATCACTTACTTTACTAACTTTTAACATCTGTTTCATAATAGGATGTTTCAATGCTTTTGCTTGATCCATCCAACAACAAGGTATTAGTTCTCCTCTATTTGTCATAGCAGGCGACATGCGATATTCTATTGAACCATGTTTTGGCATACATCTAGGTTCCAATATTATTTTTTTATCATAGGGCATTAAGTGCTACCTCTTTATTTTTTGGTTTCAATGGGTCGTCATCACCTTCCCAACGTGATGATTGTATTAACATAAATGGTACATCAACTTCTTTTGCTAATTTTTTTGCTTGTTCTATATGAGTTTCATTATAACTAAACACAATGTATTGCCAGATCGGTTTATTTTTTAAATATTTTTTACTCTCTACCATTATATTAAATAGTTTTTCACCGTCTTGGTTTACACGATACATATGACTTTCTTCAGGCAGACCATCTATACCAAATATCCATTCAGCGTCTGGATTTGCTTTGAAACATTTTATATAATATTCTTTAGATTTAGCTGAGGCTGCGTTATGTATTTCACATCTTACATTTTTCTTACGTAACATTTCTAATATCTTTGAAAATTTAGGGTGATGAACAGGATCAGATAACTGACCACAAAATCTAAAGTCATTATAGAAGTCAGATATTTTATCTATTTCTTCTAAAGTAAGATCACGTCCTGGTACTTTAAGACCATTGTTACGCCATTGTCTTTGTCTTTGACATCTAGGACATTCAAGTGGGCACCTAAAACCAATGTCAATATTTAATGATTTTCTATTCATAAAATATTGTATATCTTTAGTTATATCTAACTCTTTTTGTGTTTTATTGCTCATATCAATTTCAATAAATTTTTTAACTTATCTTTACTTTGTGTTAGGCAGATAACAGGTCTATTCCAATAAACCGTTCCGCCATCTTGCTTATATTTATCCCTTAAATAAATGACCTCTTTTTTGAGCCATCTAAATTCCATGAATAGTCTAGGTGCAGGATCAAAGTTAGGTTTTGTGTAAACATATGTTTCAAATTTACCTAGTATATTTGTAATTGGCACTATTAGATTGTTTAGTTTAGGGTTTATAAATTTGTCATTGTAAGTTATAATACCATGATCGGAATAATTGTGTATGTGTTTTTCTACTTCTCTATAGTATATTTCATTTGTGCCTAAAAACAAATACTTAAATTGTATATCTTCTTTTACAGGTTTGTATATACTAAAGTTTATTATCTTTTCAAATTGTTCTCCTACACC